GCGGTGGCGGTGGCGATAGCGGTGGCGGTGGCGATAGCGGTGGCGGTGGCGATAACAGTAGTCCACTGTCAACAGTACCTGTGGACACAAGTTTTAACTTTGGAGAATATAATCCTGGAAGTTTTCCAACAAACCCTTATGGCGATGTAAACCCATACGACTTAATGAACCACCCTTATAGTTCGGCTATAACGGGGGGCATTGGTGGGATTGCAGGGCTTGACCTTGGAAACCCAGGAGCATACAACTTTGACATGCCAACATCAACAGAACCGGTACCTACCGGAATACCTTCTTATCAAGACTACATGCAGTATTTAGCTGCGCAGCAAACACCCGCGCCACAGGCGCCACAATGGAGTGAGTATGGACCAAACGGTGAGGTTTATTAGTGGAGAGAAAACATTGACACTATAGATTTCGGTTATAAGATTCTTAGAATGGTCGAGGAAAAAGAAAAACGAGTTCAACAGATGATGCTCAACGGAGAAGTAAAAGACTGGGAGCATTATCGTAACTTAACCGGACAAACAGAGGCCTTGGCTTATGTGAAGTCTGAAATAACAACGTTACTAGATAAGTTAGGAGAATAACACTGTGAGTGACGCAAACTCCGCCCTGCAAGAAAAATGGGCGCAAGAAGAGGCCAATAAGGCGCCTTTGCAAAAAGCCTATGAAAGTGTTGGAAAGAAAAAGACGGACGAAGAAAAGCTCAATCCAGAGAAACTTTCTTCCGATCTATTAGACCAACTTCCTGAGCCAACTGGTTGGCGTATACTTATACTCCCTTACCGTGGCAAAGCCAAAACCGAAGGCGGTATTTTTCTAACTGAGAAGACTGTGGAGCGACAACAAATTGCTACCGTTCTTGGTTATGTGTTGAAGACTGGTGATCTGGCTTATCAGGATGAAAACAAGTTTCCTAATGGTCCTTGGTGTAAAGCCGGAGACTGGGTATTGTTTGGAAGATATGCCGGTTCTCGTTTTGAGATCGACGGCGGAGAAGTGAAAATATTGAATGATGATGAAATCATTGCTAAAGTATCTGAACCAGAAGCAATTCTGCATAACTATTAAAATCATGAGGAGTGACCCATGCCAAGACAGGAATTAACTGCAACCCAAGAAGAGAAGATGGTGGACCTGGACGTGTCCGGACCAGCCATTGATGTGGAACTACCACAAGAAGGAGCCGTGCTGACAGAAGTATCACAGCAAAACGGCGCAACAAAAGAAGAAGAGCCCCGCTTAGTAATAGAAGAAGAGCCCAAAGACGAGCTTCAAGACTATAGCAAAGGCGTTAAAACCAGAATTAACAAGCTAACTGCAAAACTGCGGGAAGCGGAGCGTAGAGAACAAGCCGCTACGAATTTTGCGGAAAACGTTAAAAAAGAAAACGATACTCTAAAAACAAGGAACACAACACTGGACGGTAACTATATCGTTGAGTTTGCTAACAGGATCACCACCGAAACAGCAGGAGCTAAAGCGGAGCTAAAGCAAGCGACCGAAATGGATGACGTAGACAAACAAGTCGAAGCGCAACAAAAACTAGCTCGTCTCGCAGTTGAAGCACAGAACCTCAAGTCCCTTAATAACAGAAGAAAGGCGCTGGGAAACGCGCAGGCAAAAGGCGTAGTAAATACTCCCACTAATATAAACACAGCCCAAGCTAAGGCCCCTGCTACACCACCTGACCCAAAAGCAGAAAAGTGGGCAGAAGAAAACGACTGGTTTGGTAGTGACACCGCTATGACCATGACCAGTTTTGTACTACATCGAACGCTAACCGAAGAAGAAGGGTTTGACGCGACTGACGATGAGTATTATAGTGAAATAGATAAACGAATGAGAGAAGAGTTTCCACACAAGTTTAATGTAGACTCTACTCAACAAGACAACCGTCCCGCTCAAACGGTCGCCTCTGCTACTCGCAGTGCGAAAAAAGGGCGCGGCAAGAATACTGTGAGACTCACACCGTCACAGGTTGCTATAGCTAAAAAACTTGGTGTGCCACTAGAAGAATACGCAAAATACGTGAAGGAGTAACTTATGGATAACACCAAAAAAGACGTACAAGAAGCAACTCGAGATTCACGCGAGACAAGCACCCGTGAAAAACAAGCACGGCGTAAGCCTTGGTCTCCCCCATCCGCACTGGATGCTCCCCCGCCCCCTGAAGGCTATAAACATCGTTGGATAAGAACAGAGATCCGCGGCCAATCTGACTCAAAGAACATGTCAGCCAGGCTACGAGAAGGATATGAACCTGTGAGAGCAGAGGAATATCCCGATTTTGAATCTCCAACTATTGAAGATGGCAAACACGCAGGGTGTATTGGGGTAGGAGGATTAGTGTTAGCACGAATCCCTGAAGAAACAATTAGAGAACGGACGGACTATTTTAATTCCAAAACGGAAGGACAAATGGACGCTGTTGATAATGATTACTTCAGAGACGGCACACATTCTTCCATGTCGGTTGCTAAACCAAACCGGCAAAGTCGTGTAACTTTAGGTGGTAGTAGAAAAGCAGACAATAAGTAAGTTTTTTAGCTATCGTAATTTTAACTGCATCATAATTTAGGAGACTAAATAAAATGGCTAACGTAGATAAAGCCTTCGGGCTTCGTCCTTACAAAGGTCTTAATGTAGGTTCATCAGTTGGACAGCTGAACAAGTATAGTATTGATCCTTCCGGATATGGTACAAGCATCTTCCAAGGTGACTTGTGTATATTCGCAGGCGGATATATTAACAGAGCAGCAGCCGGTTCAGCTAACGTAGTAGGTGTGTTTTCACACGTATACTATGTAGCTACTGACGGAACTCCGACCTTTAAGAACTATTACCCAGCCAGCACAACCGCTCTTGGAGGCGGCGCCATAGAAGTATATATCTATGACGACCCCAACCAACTGTTTTTAATACAAGCAGATGGAGCATCGGCTGTGACATGTATAGGTAGAAATGCCGATACAGATGGGATAGGTGGTAGTACGACAACGGGCGTAAGCACACGGGAGCTTGACTCAAGCACGATTAATACAACTCAAGCCTTACAGCTTAAGATTGTAGGAGTTGTCCAAGATGATGTTAACGGAGACCTCACAGCGAATAATGCTAATTTGATAGTACAAATTAACGAACACGCTTACAGAGGTCCTGTAGCTGGAACATAGGAGTAGATAATGGCTATAAGTAGAGCGCAACTCGTAAAGGAATTGCTACCTGGCTTAAACGCTCTTTTCGGACTAGAGTACGGACGCTATGACCAAGAACATGAAGAGATTTATGATTCCGAGTCTAGTGATCGAGCTTTTGAAGAAGAGGTAATGCTCACTGGTTTCGACTCAGCACCCGTTAAATCAGAAGGGGCAGGCGTCGCATTTGACCAAGCACAAGAAGCATTTACATCTAGGTATACCCATGAAACGATTGCATTGGCGTTTAGCATTACTGAAGAAGCTATCGAGGATAATCTTTATGACAAATTGTCAGCAAGATACACTCGTGCGCTCGCTAGAAGTATGTCGAACACCAAGCAAGTAAAAGCAGCGTCTGTATTGAATAACGCATTTTCTAGTAGTTATTTAGGCGGAGACGGCAAAGAACTTTGCGCAACAGACCATCCAACTGTGGGTGGCGCTAATTTGCGTAACGAACTTTCAACCGCAGCCGATCTTAATGAAACTTCATTAGAACAAGCATTAATTGATATAGCAGCATTTACTGATGAGCGTGGACTAAAAGTCGCACTTCAAGGATTGAAACTAATCATTCCTAAAGAGCTTCAATTCACCGCTGATCGTTTATTGGAAACACCCGGAAGAGTAAGCACTTCTGATAATGATATCAACGCTATACGCAACATGGGCATGGTCCCAGAAGGCTATACCGTAAATCATTATCTTACTGATACGGATGCGTGGTTCATCAAGACAGATTGTCCAAACGGTTTTAAAATGTTTAACCGTTCGCCAATCAAGACTTCGATGGAAGCGGATTTCGATACCGGTAATGTAAGATACAAGGCTCGCGAAAGATATTCGTTTGGGTGGTCTGACCCCCGAGCAGTCTTTGGCAGTCCCGGAGCATAATAAGCTAAATATGGAACCCCGCCGGGGGTTTCTTCCTCAACCCGGCACCTTTTTTCTTTATTTTTTCCCCATTTAGCAGTAGTATAAACCCTTACCTAGGATTTTATATTTACCTGTCGACTGACCTAGCAGACAAAGCCAAAAGACGATAGGGTTATTAAGGAGACTTAATTATGGCAAATTCAACTTTTAACGGACCAGTTAGATCGGAGAATGGTTTTGAACAAATCAGCATTGCATCTAGTACAGGAGCCGTAACAACTAATTTAGACATTGATTCTAGTGGTAATATAACTACAACTGGTTATGTTTCTTCTTATTCCAATGTCAGCAGTATTACTAGTGCTACCAAATCAGTTGAATCAACTGATTCAGGTACTGTTTATACTTTAAACAGAGCAGCAGGAATAGTAGTAACACTACCTACAGCAGCAGCAGGGCTTAACTATACATTTATAGTAGGCACAACCTTTACAGGTGCAGGACAAATTAATACAGACAATTCCAGTGACTTGTTCTCTGGCTTTGCACAATTATTTGATCCAGCAACTGCTGGCGATACTAATACCTTTATCCCTGATGCCAGTGATGACGATACCATTGATTTGGGATCAGCAGCACAAGGTTGGTTAGTGGGCGGAGTTATTCGTTTACACGCAACTACAGCAGCAGTATGGCATTGTGAAGCATTCCTTCATGGTGATGGTACTCTAGCTACTCCATTTGAATAAGGGGTAAATTATGGCTAATACAGTCACAGGACCCACTATTCAATATGACTAT